AAGGATCCAAATTGGACACCTTTTGGTAGACACATAGATAATGAATGTGTTGAATATACTTTTACATTAGAAGATGACGACATTAAAATGTTAGCATACATGTATGAGAATCCACATAAGCATATTTCCGAGTGGATTACTGATAGAGTTGAATTAGCTCTTAAAGAAAAGGCTGATCAAATTACTAAAGAATTGTTAGCTGATCCTGCATGGAAAGATCCTATTCCAACTGACCCTGTTGCATTGCTAGATCTTGTTAACTTAAAATCAGCAAAAGAGTTAATGGAAGAAAGCGGAAGGGTTATGAAAGATCTAAATGATAGATTGTTAGCTGGAGAAACAACAGATTATGTTCCGCCTGCTCCTATAGCTATGACATATAAACATCACGAGGAAGGAGGACCTCCTGCTCCGGGCCCACTTACTTAATAAAAAGCACCCGTTACGGGTGCTTTTTTATGGCTTTCCTTTGTAAATCTTATCTTTAAGATATTGATAATGAGAAGGACATTTGTCTGCAATTAATTTATTCTTTGCTTTTTTTTGATTCCAGTAATGAAGTGTAGATTCTTTAAGTAATACTAAAGGTTCGCCTTTACCCCATACACTATGGTCATACTTTATTTTTTCTATAGCCATTCTATTTATAGGATTGAGATGATTACCGATAAAGATATCAGGAATTCCTCCATCATTTAAATTTAAATTATGATCACTTAGCAAGGCAACGGAAAGATCTGAAGCCATTGTTTTTAATTCTTTAAAATTTTTATCAATTAATCTCCAGTCTAACTCTATAGTTTCTGTTACATGTCTCCAATACGGCGTATCCCTTCTGCCTGACATGAGATAATGTAAGGAAACAAAAACTTTGAATGATTCCATTGTTAGATTAGCCATATAATTAAATTGATCTATTTGTGCTTTAGAAATTGTTTCTCTATCTAACATTTGATATAGTAAAATTAACATTTCTTGTACACTAAACAATCCTGTGCTCTCTAATGGCTCAATGAACGCATAACTCAGTCCAACACCTACAACATTCTTCTCCCAACATTTAGCATGACATCCATTCTTGATTTTAATTAACTTAAATTCTAAGTTATCTGCTCTATTAGGATCATGATAATCCATCTTATTACTGTTTAAGTATGCTTTATATTCTTCTAACGCATCATCTGTACTAATAAACTTAGAACTAAAGACATAACCGCTTCCTATTCTTGAATAGAGTGGAATATTCCACACCCATCCGTTATTATAAGCAGTACAGTTAGTTACATTCTTCATTTCCAATTCTTTATCGTGATAAGGAACGTGACAAGTCCAAGCATGATCGTTTGGCAATATGTTATTAAAACTTGTAAATTCAACACCAAGAGTCTGTTCTAATAGCAAAGATCTAAATCCTGTACAATCTATAAACAAATCACCGTGTACATGCTCACCGTTTTTAAGAACTAAATGATCTACATAACCATCCTCATCTAATTCGACACTTTCTACATGTTGTTGTATATGCTCTAATCCGTTAGGGATAGCAAATTTATTTTTTAGAAACTGCCCAAATTGTATAGCATCCATATGATACGCAACATCATTGCCGAAATGAAATCCTTCTAATTTATGAGTAGTATTATCACAAATTTTATTTTGATAGACTAGTGGCATGTTACTATATACACATTCGTAGAAATCGTTCCAAGGTGTATCAGGATATAATAATTTCTTCATATACCAGTCTTGTAAACCTGATATTGTATTTTTTGTATCTTTTCTACTAAAAGGATAATAAAATGTTTCACCGACTTTATAAAAATCGGTAAATTGAATGCTTAATTTATATGCTCCGTTAACATGTTCCATCCATTCTTCGTCTTTTAAATTCAAAAGACCTAAGAATAAATTTAAGGTTCCTAATGTAGATTCTCCTACACCAATAACAGGTTGGTCTGGAGACTCTACAAGAGCAAATTTAATGTTTGGAAACTTTGTTGTAAGTAGAGCCGCAGTCATCCATCCGGCACTACCACCACCTACTATTACAATTTTTTCAATTTTCTTTTTCATCTAAATTCTGGTCCATATATCCAACCGACTATCGCATGCCTTGTACCTTTAGTAACCGGGCTTACTCTATGTGTTAAAAAAGAAGGAAAGATAGTCATGTGTCCTTGAAGTTTAATTTTATTATCTTTTATTTCAGGCATAAACTCTAAATCGCCGCCTTCATAATCTAAAGGATCAGTTAATTGTATACTAAAAGATAACTTTCTTACCATGTCACCTGAGATAGTATCTGTATGCCAAACATAGTGATCCTTTCTTTCGTCAGAATATCTAAAAACTAGAGGTGGATCTTTTTCATTATATCCTTCTAAATGATAACGAAAGGTTTTAGAATTAGTTAGAAAGATAGTTTTAAAGATGTTATCTAATAATTCTAAAGATAACGGTTGATTAGAAATTTGTACACTTCTAAAAGATTTATTAACAAAGTACTTACCAAATTTAAAAACGGTTCCCTCAACCCAGACTGAAGAATTGAGGACAATTTCATTACATTCTTCTGATGATAGAAGAGGTATCGAAATTGCCCTCATAGTCATTTGTTATTCTACTCCATTATAAATGTTTTCTTTAAGATACTGATAATGAGATGGAGCATTTTCTATTAAGGAATTAATATATTCTTTCTTTTGATCCCAATAATCTTGTACTTGTGAGGTAAAGAATTCTGGAACTTGTCCACTTCTAGCTGATATCATCGTCTTAACTATTTCTAATTGTGTAGAATTTACTGGAAGAGTGTTCATACCTACTAATATATCTGGCATACCTCCCATAGTTGAATCACCGGGCATCATGTGTGTCTGAAGTAACTTAACTGCTAAATCTGAGGCAGACGACGGTATTTGACTAAACTTTTTATCAAGCATCATACTATCCATCTCAATTTCTTGAGTGATGTACCTCCAATACGGTGTGTCTCTTCTTGAAGAAAAGACATAATGATAAGTTACAAAGTTCTTAAAACTATCCATTACATAGTTACAAATATAATTGAAGTTGTCTATGTGGATCTTGTTTATCTGCTTATTATGCAATGTCTCACATAACTTTAAAAGCATTTCCTGAACACTTAAGAGTCCCGTACTTTCTAAAGGCTCAACAAATGCGTATGATAATCCAATACCAACACAGTTCTTGACCCAAGCACGTTCATGACACCCGTTCTTGATGTTAATTAATCTAAACTCTAAATCCTTGCTTCTTTCTGGATTGTGTACTCGCATCTGATCACTATCCAGAAAGTCCTTATATTCTTGCAACGCTTCCTCTTCTGAGATGAACTTATCAGAAAATACATATCCACTTCCAATACGATTATAAAGAGGAATATTCCAAACCCAACCATTATTAATAGCTGTACAATTTGTTACGTTTTCAATTTCTTTCTCTTTGTCAACATAAGGAATATGTGTTATCCAAGCCTTGTTATTAGGTAACCAAGAGTTATATGAATCAAACTGTACTCCCATCGTTTGCTCTAACAATATTGATTTAAAGCCCGAGCAATCAATATATAGGTCTGCTGAGACAACATCACCATTAGCTAGTTTTAGCCCTTCGATATATCCATCTTCAGAGTCTGTCAATACACCTTCAATATGTTCTTTAATATGAACAACTCCGTTTGGTTCACATATTCGCTGTCTTAAGAATTCACCAAATAGTGCAGCATCCATATGATAAGCAGCATCATTAGCAAAACTGAATCCAGGTAGTTGACCGTCTTTATTATCAAAAATTTTGGTGTTGTATATCATAGGCATTGAACTATAGAACGACTCATAAAAATCATTAACATCTAGGTCAGGATTCATTACCTTTTTTACATACCAGTCTGTTGTTCCTTGCTGGGTATTTTCCTGGTCCTTAAAACCAAATGGATAATAAAAGCACTTACCTCTCTCATAAAAATCTGTAAATTTAATAGCTAACTTGTAAGTAGCATTACAATAAGCCATCCAATCTTCATCTTTGAGCCCTAACAAACTCAAATATGAATTGATAGTACCTAAGGTAGATTCACCTACACCTATAATCGGAACATTTGGAGATTCTATAAGTGCTATTTCAATATTAGGAAATTGCTTTGAAAGCATAGCAGCAGACATCCATCCAGACGATCCGCCACCTACAATTATAATTCTTTCGATAGGCTTTTTCATGATTAATCCTTAGTTTATGGCGATATTTATCGGGGGTTTTTATATCAAAGAACGATCTTGAACAGGAACATCTACCCAATTATCTCTAAGTAAATTAAAAGATATAGAAATTCTAGTATCGTCTGTATTATTTTCCTCAACACAGTGTGATAGCCAACCTGGAAATAATAAGATTTTACCAATAGCAGGTGTAAATTCTATATGCTTCTGTGCTATATTTCCGAACGGAAATAGTTCTTGCTGCATTTGCGGAGTAGGATTCATAACGCTAAAATTTCCGTCTTTACCTGTAGTTTGATAGTAGTAAGTTCCTGATATATGAGCATCTTGATGTTGGTGCCATTCTTGCCCTTCGCCCTTATCTGTTTTATTAACCCAACTATGTCTAATACCTATTTTAACAGGATGCCATGCTCGAGATAGATCAATATAATGTTTAACATGCTTCTCAATAAAGCAACGAAGATTAGTCATCTTAAAATCAGTAATTGTATCGTATCTTGATTTTATATTTGTTTTAACACCACCTGTCCATCCGTCTGGTGTTATAAACTTGTCCTGTTCTTCAATTATAGGAAGTAATTTTTTAATTTCATCTTGAACTAAAAAGATTTCATGAGGAGTACCCTGATGTTCATACACTAATGTAGGAAACAGAGAATGTACCTTCATAATCCTTTATCCCTTAGAATTTTTTTTCTTTTAAAATATTGACCGTTAAAGGAAAACGTATATGTTCCTAATCTTTGATATTCATTTTCTGTAACAGTATGCATCTTAATCTCAATATCCTTGTCTGACAAAGGAATAATGTGAGCTAATTCTTTGCCCGCAGGAATAGTTAAACTTTTAGGAAACATATTTTTTGGAATAAGCATATTTACACTGGTAGTTCTTTGATACTTGTAATCAACTACGCCATTAACGACTAATGGTTTGAACTCGTCGTCATGCCAAAAACAATTAGTAAATAAGAAATTCACACCTGTTTTTTCTGTAATCCTCCACGGACTAATTAGTTTTAAGTGATGATAACTTTTAAGATACTCACCCCACTGTTTAGGATTGTGCTGCTCAGCTTCGTTTTCAGGATGCCAACGAAATGTACTATCTTCTGTGCTTATTGCATAGTCATGCCAATTTTGTAATATAAATCCTGTTTTGAATAAAGAACCCATGCCCGGACATGTTTTAGCTGATCCTCTGTGTATTCCAAAATGATTTACAGTAGGTGATAGATTCTTCCAAAAATTTGGAATTCTTTCTTCTGCATAAAGCAAAGGAAATAGTGTTTCCAATTCAGGAATATATGTAAAACAATCTAATACTATTTTGTTTCTTTTAAAGAAAAAATTAAACATTATTTGTAACTCTTTTTTTGATGAAATAACTTTTGATATATACCTGACCAACAAGTATTAAGACGATATTTAAAACTAGAATCTGCCCATTCCTTCTCTTGAGTGCTTGGAACTACATTCATTTTCCAATCTTCTCTTTTAAAAGGAAAAACTACAACTAAAGGATCGCCTGGCTTGATTGTAAATTCTGATTCCTTCACCATACCTACTAATCCCACTGGCTCATCATGAAAGTCTGTATCTACAATACCTGGAAACAAGCTGAATGTAGATCTCATTTCATAATAAGGATCATAAAACAAACAACTATATCCTGGAGGAGTTTTTATCTTCCAAGGTTGATTAACCTTTAAGTAATGACTCTTTTCTCCGTTGATTTCAAAATGTGCTTGATGCCAAGGATGTTTGCCTATATGTATATCAGTATTACGACAGCGATAATCAAACGAATTAAACTTATCTTCATCTACAAATTTTTTAATTTGCACTTCGTATGTTGCTCTTATAATGTATCCTGATGTAAGATAATCTAATACAGGGATGCATCTTTTAACCGTAGGAGTGTGAGGTTTAGTGTACTCTGAAATCTCCGGAACTTCTACTGGAGTATTTTTATACCAATCAGGTATAACCTTTCCAGCTGGAACAGGAGGAAATATTTCTATAGCTTCTATATCACTGCTAGAAAAAGTTATCAAATTACTCATTTAAATTGTTTCTCCGTATGGAATAGATTTTTATAAGCATTAAACAAAAAGAATTTAGACTTTTGCAGTATCTTTTTAGTAGTAAACTCCGATGTCCATGAATCTCTTTTAAAAGGTATAACTTGTAACAAAGGATCTCCGCATGAGAACCTGTATTCGTTGATGTTATTAAGATAACCAACTACAGGAATTTTTTCGTGATACTTGTCTGTATCAATAATAGCCGGCATAATACTAATACTTGGATTAAAGAAATAATAAGGTTGTAAGACAAGACAACTATATCCTGGTGGTGTTTCTATAGTCCATTCGCTGTCGACTCTAAAATAATTTCCAAATTTCTTACCCTTCATAGGACAAGTTTCTTCAGCATAAATGTTTACTGTATTATTAGCATGAAGTCCTTGATTGATATCTGTCTTTTCTGGACGATTTATTTCGTTCTTAAAATTACTTGCTGTAGTTATATGCATCGATGGAACAAAGTTTTTTATCTGTTCTCTTATTCTTATTTCATAAGCAGCTCTCAGAATATAACCAGATGTAATAAAATCATTTACGGGAGGACAGGCTCTAACACTCTTCATAGCGTCTTCATCGAACTTATATCCATCCTTAGGTCCATCTAGTTTACTATACCATTCGGGCAAATAATCTTTAGCTAGTACTACAGGCCAGTTTTCTAGTGCTTTAGTGTCATCTATATTAAATTTAATCTTCATGGTTCTTTACAATCTCTACTCTAAAATTACCTGCAACTGACACACGTACACTATCAATGCTATAAAATGGATATACTTGATGATAAAGATCTGATGGGAATACAGCAATATATCCTTCAAAACTTTTATCTACAGGTATAGTGTGATTACTAATTTTACCTAGCGCATCAGTGTATATGAATTCGAAATTTCCCTGTCTGCTTTTTATTAAATCTTGGTTTATTACTGCATCTTTCTCATCATCCATATTAAAAGGCACATTAACCCATATTACAAAACTGTACACTCCGGTATGATTATGTAATGGTAAGAACTCTCCCATACTTTGAAAGTTTACCCAGATACGCTCTAACTCTAAGTACATCTCACAGTTTTCAACATTTACAGTAAAATTAAAGATTTTTTCAAAATAATGAAATTTATATTCTAAATTCTCTATTAGTTTAAGAACTTCTTTTTTAATATCTTGTATTAAATTATCAGACAGGGTGTATTGACTTGAATATCCTGCTTTTCTTTTATGAAATTGTCTAAGCAGATCGTGTGTTGAGTCCTCGTCGCTATTGTTATAATCTTCTATAAAAGCAGCCACTTCTTTTTTCAACCTTTGAAACAAAAAAGGATTTAATCTTTCTAATAAAAATCCGATATTAGGTAAGTCTACTGAATTCATATTGATAGTTATCTAGTAAATTACTGCAAAATTACAATTATGATTACATTTTTTTACGCAAAAGTTTAACATAGTCAGAGAATTTCATTGTATTAGAGTGAACATAATTAACTTTAGCTTCGTATTCTGATATAACATTCTTTAGACTTTTGTCTTGTCCTAATATGAACCCTACTCCTTTTTCTAATGCTTTTGCTGAAATAGACTGTTTTAAATGCCCAGTTCCGGCTAATACATGCAACCATAATGACATATCTGGCTCACCAAATCCCGGGCTAACTAAATCTCTGTTTGAAGGAAATCTAGACTTACAAGTTTCTATTATATCAGACGCAAATTCAGACATAGTTTTACCACTAGAAATATATCTCCAAAATTCACTGTCCATTCGACTACCTGCATAATGAGCAACTAAAAACTCTTTAGTCATATCATATAACTGGGCCGTTTGTCTATTGTAACTGTTTATAGATCCTCGGTTTAATGTTTCTTCTAAGGTATCTTTTAAAAACTCAAAATTAAATTGTATAAGTTGAGTAATAGTAGTGTGTACACTTGTGGCTTCTAAAGGCTCAGCAAATGCTGAGGCTAGTCCTATAGACAAACAATTTTTAGTCCACATGCTTTCTAATCTACCTGTATCAAATTTAAGAATACGAATAGGGTCTATAGGTCTACCTAAGGTCTTTTCAATTTCTTCTTGAGCTTTATCAGCAGTTATAAACTCGTCACAAAAAACATATCCGCATCCCTTCCTAGTCATTGTAGGTATTTGCCACATCCAGCCGGAACTCTGTGCCCAAGCAGTTGTATATAATTCAGGTATTTCATCCTCTTTATAATCTAATAAAAAGGGCATTGCAGAATTTACTGGTAAATTATTTTGGTAGCTTATCCACTTTACATCTAAAGCATTACTTAATACTCTTTTAAAACCAGATGCATCTATAAAGAAATCACCTTCAATTTGCTTTCCTGATTTTAAAGATAAAGATGATATATATCCCTGGTCACTTAGATTTACTTTTATTATTTCGTCGTCGATTAAATCAACAGACGGATCTCTCATAGTAACTTTTTTAAAATATTTGCCAACTAATTGAGCATCAAAATGTAAGGCAAACTCAAACTTATCTAATTTAAAATTAGAAAGATTTAGAGGAGAGATACCTTTTTCTATAGCCCAACTTATATCTGAACATCTATTAAGGTGCTCAGGAGAATGTGTATGATAATGTGCAAAAATGAAGTCAACAATATTGTTTGTACTAGGACTACCTCCTATTGGACCGTAATAATCTTTACCAATTTCTTTCCAACTTTTGTGCAGTATTCCATACTTAAAACTTGCACCCGTTTCCTTAAAGAATTCTTCTATATTACAATCAAAATCCCAGAATATACCACGTAGTATTGATGTTAGAAGTCCTGTAGATCCTTCCCCGGCTCCTACTATTCCTATAGCTGACGATTCTACTACAGTTAACTCGTGTTCGGGATGAATTTTGTTAAGCATGAGAGCAGCGAGCCAGCCTGCTAATCCGCCACCTACTATTACAATCTTCACATTCCTTCTCCATTACTGTCGTCTATTGACAGCATTACATTAATAGGTACAACAATTCTTAAAGATCCGTCAGTGTGTGCCGGAGTATGATGATCTAACCATGATGGGAATATAACCACATCACCTTCTGTTACAACAGGATTTACCGGCGGTGGCAGATACATTTTAGGTAAAAGATTTCTATTTTTTGTAGGCGTAACACCTTTAATCATTCGTATGTTTGGATTTATAAAAACAGTTCCAGCAGACTCTGGATTATCAACTTTTACATAATGTACCATGGACCACTGTATTGTTTTAGGACCGCCTGTATGATCATGAACAAATTGACTTGTTGTATTGGTCATTAAAGCATACCAACAACGTATCTTAAATTTCCATCCTAAACTAAAATCTATACCGGTATGTTCTAAAAATTTTTGTATATCATCGTAATAGAACTTTTCTAGCATGTTCCAAGGTACTTTTACTGCACCTGGAACATAATCTGTATATGCTTGTGCTGCTTTATCATTAACCCCATTCTTAACAAAGTGAGGATATACGTTATCTAGCATATACTTTTTAATAGTATTATGATTTGTTGCACTGAACTTAAACACAGGAACAGAAAATAATGGCATATCTACTATAGTCATTGATCTATCCACTTAGAAGTATTCTGAATGTCAGGATATTGGAACTGATAATTGTCTATGAAAAACAATACAGATCTTCTAGGTTCTCTTGATTTAGTTCTAAAATTGTTAGGTCTATGATAAAGTTTAGCGTCATAAGCTACTAGTCTATTAAAAACATTACCTACTCTAATTGTTTCCTCAAAATGACTGTGATTTTCTGCTAATTCATTCTTATATTCTTCAGTAACTTTTGCAGTTAGGTTAAATTCTTTTCTAGAAGAGAAGTCATCTTTATAAAAATCACCGTCTGTTATTTTATAAAAAATACTTGTACCATTTGAGAAATTACGTTCGCTTGGATTTAAGTAAACTAGCCCAGCTAGTGTTACGTCGTCAGCATGTATCCATCCTTCATTAGCTGCTTCGTCGTCGTATAAATCGTTTATATGAAAACTAATATGTGTAACAAATTGACTAATTCCTGGAAATACTTCTCTACCTATCTTTTTAGCAAAATAGACGGCAAATTCTCGAGTCATAAAATCTTTAGATTGTAGTAAATTCTCTGTACGATTACCGGGAAAGTTTATTGCTCTCTCATACTTTTGTTGTAAAGATAATTGATAAACCTTTACAGGATTATTAAAGAAATTATTCTTTACTACTAGATGATCATCTAAGGGGTGATTCATAACCTTTTATTCCTTTGTAAGTCAAACGCATGAAAATAATTTGGACCAAATATCTTTACATAATGAAGAAATACTTGAACACATTCTTTTCCATCAAATTTTTCACGCCAATGCATTGACTTTATACCCTTATAAACTACAGCATCCCCTGGAGTAAGGGTTACACTAGCAGTCTGGCCATCGGGCTTTGTAAAATATATAGGCCACGGATCTCCTAATAAATTTAAAGTAACACTAATTTCACAAGGTTCTACATCAGTGTGAGGTTTTAATTCTGAGCCTTTTTTATACCAACGTCCATAACAGTAAGTTGGGTATAATCGTTCTCCTATTAAGTCATTCATAAAAAAGATTTTTGAGTATAATATATGAGAAACTATAGGATGCCCATAAATCGCCGGAGCACCTGGGACACTAATGTCTGATTTAGCGAAGTTCTCTACACAGTTTTTCTTAAATTCGTTTCCAATAGTAATAGCCGTGTGTTGATGTAAGAAGTCATTTATCACGACATAATTATCACGATCTAGTATTTCAATTGGTTTATTCAGGATCATTCTCAATAACACACCATACGTCGGCATCAGTCATACAATGTATCATCTCACCGCCAACATGAAGCTCTGAACCAGCGTAAGGATGAAATACAACTTTATCTCCAACCTTTGAACTCATAGGAATTAATTGAGCTGTTTTTGTTGAATATTTTCCTGGGCCCACTGCTAGTACAGTACCAGTTGTAGCTTTATTCTCAGATATTTCCGGAATAATAATACCACCTTTAGTAGTTTTTTCTGGATCATCCTTTCTAACAAGGACTCGATCGTTTGCTGGACGTAAAATCATAACATAATACCCCTATTTTTTTAGGTATTTAACAGCTCTTATCAAATAAAAAGTTCAGAATTGAAACTTTTACTAATAATATTTGATAATAAATATATGGTAATAAAATAAGAGTGACCAATGCCTAGATATAATTCAATTTCGACAAGTCTTACAGCTACAGGAACAACTACTTTTTCAACCCCAGAAGCCGGTGTATTTACTACGCTTACTGGGTCATCCGGTTATACAGTAACTTTAGCTGATCCTACAAGATTTACTGGAGAAGCACAGAGTTTTTATAATGCTACTGGAGGAAATGTTACTCTAGCAACTGTAACAGGAACAATAGTCGGACCCGGAGCTAGTAATGCCAGTACAATTACAGTTCCTAACAACAGTGTATATACTTTAACATCTAATGGATCTAATTATGTCTTATCAAATAATGAAGGCGGAGAAATTACTGGTACTACTGCAACTTTATCTAGTACCGTTAATCTTAATGGAACTACAAACTTAACCAGTACAGTAAATGCTAATCCTTCAAATGCTAACATCTCACTAGCCCCGACAGGTACAGGATTTGTAACAATTAATCCCGGAACTGCTGGTACAATCAACAACATGAGTATAGGTGCTACTACTAGAGGTACTGGTGCATTTACTACTTTAGCAGCAAACAATACAACTAATTTAGTTAATACAATAGTTACACCAACTCAACCTGCAAGCGGCAACGTATTAGCTGACGGGCATGGCTTAATTTTACGAGCTGCAAACTATACTGGTGGAAACTTTGATCAGAGATTTGTTAGACCAGATATGGGTGGAGGTATCCCTACATTTGTTCAGCAAACTACAGGAACTGCAGGAACTTGGTCAAATTGTTTAAGAATAGGAACGTTCACTGGCCAAAATGACATGCTATAGGTATATGGTAGTGTACAAGCGGAAGGTAATGCTTTATTTGGTAGCACATCAACCGCAGCAAATAGAACAGTAGACGTAGCATGTAATGATAGCTTTGCAGCTGGATTTAGAGCATACGGAGGAAATCAAGGTACTGGTTATTTATGGGTAGGTCAAGACTCAACTGCTTATGGCGGAGGAATGCATTATAACGGTGATGGTTCACCTGCATTTGCAACAGGTGAAGGTAGCGATAATATTTGTTTCTTTAGATCAGATAACGGTAATAGAGTAGTAACAGCATATTACAGTTATATCTCAAATAACTGGAATTTTTCTGGATCCTTATTACCGACAACAACTAACTCAGTGGACCTCGGAAGTAGTGGCCTAAGATGGCGTAACATTTTTACACAAGATTTACACCTTAGTAATGGAATAGGTGACTATACTATGATCGAAGGTGAAGAAGATCTATTCCTAGTTAACAATAAAAATGGCAAACATTTTAAATTTGCCCTTATTGAAGTAGATCCAGAAGTAGTTCCACCTAAATCAACATCGGGGAATTAATATGGCAATTAATTATGCAACTGGCGAATTAAGAAGTGCTTGTAGAGTTTATCACAACACTGACAGTTTTGGCGGGTGTCCTGGAACTAGAGCTGCTCAAGCTGACTTAGTTACTTTAACATTTACAGTATCTAGTAATGCTATGGTTTTTTGCGAGGGAAGTATAATTTCTGCAGCTTCTGGTAGAAGAGATTTACAATTTTATATTAATGGTAGTTTTTTAGGTCAATGTATTTGTAATACAGGAACCGGAGGAACATGGGACGAAGGATATTGTAATGGAGTTGCTACAGTTGGTGCTGGAACATATACCCTCCAATTAAGAAGCGGTAGTGCCAATATATGGGGCTGCGGTGGAGACTGGGGTAGAATTTCAGCATTAGTCTGGGAGATAACTTAATGGCTGTTTTGTTTGCAAACGGAACTACAATTGCAAGACCTCCTAGATTAATTGTAGAATATGACAATGTTGGTGGGTGTCCACCGTCCAGGGGATCGAGTACATTAATATCTTCTACGTTTTCAATAACTAGTTCTGCTCAAATTTTTATTCAAGTTAAAACTATCTGTAGCGGATCTGGTAGACATGACAGAGGTTTATATATATCTGGTCCTGGTGGTAGTGGATATACCGGTGGCAGGTATGCTGTTAGATTGGATTACAAAATAAGTAACTGGTGGGAAGATGCTTACATTCATTGGGCAGGAACTTTCGGAACTGTTGGAAGCTACACAGTAAATTTCACAAGTGAGAACGGAAACGCAGTTTGTGGCTGTGGTGGCGGATATGGAAGAATGAACATACTAATTATGGAGGGAGCATAAATTGCCTATCAATTTTTCTAGTGGAGGAACAACAAACTTAACTAGATCTCCTAGATATGTACAGTCATTTGATAACAGATCAGGTTGTCCTGCCGCTGGATCTCCTTTTATGAGTGCAACTATTACAACTACAAGTGCTGGAATTATTTGGATACATTCTAATATTATTATGTGGTGGGGCGGCGCCGGAACTGGTACTCGCTGCGACCTAGGAATTGCTATATCTGGTGGAGGCTTTGGTGGTGAAGTTGGTCGTTCAATTATGTATACAGATCAACAAAGTGAGTGGAAGAGTCAGCAAATGTATCACGCCTTTTCTACCAATGCTAGTACAACATACACGATAACTAGTTTTGATGCTTCTGGAGGAAGTTGTGCTAACTGGTTTGGCTGCGGCTCCTCTTGGGGTAGAATGAATATTATGGTATTCGAATAACGGAGTTAATATCGTGGAATGGATTACACAAAGACAAGCAGACGATTTCTTACGAAAGCCTAACAATAAAATAAAAGTTATCTATTATGTGCAAAAAGATTGTCCAGTATGCGACGACTTTATACCCGACGTAATCGAGGTCTTATTAGAAAAATATAAAGATCACTTTGATGCTTATAAGATAGACAGTGAAGATCCTGATATTTTATATCCACCGCAAAGTTTCCCAACAGGATTCTTTTATGTTCCAAATACTAAAGAAAAAATGCCTTTACTACGTTTCGGGGGAGCAACACCAGAATATGTAGAGGACGACTTTCTTGCAATGATTGAGATAAAGGATCAAGGAAAGACTATTGAACAAGCATTCTTTGTTGATCGTAGACCATATCTTTTCCCATACGGACAAAAGAAAGTTAATCCTATGGACGCAAGACCTGCTATGTCGTCTATTGAATCTTTTGCAAGAGAAACGGAAACAAAGAATAATCATGTAGATGCACATGCATCAGCTGATTGGACCAAGAAACTATGATTTTATCTCCAAAGGTTTTGTCAAAATACAGACAAAACATTTGTAATAAATGCGATCATAGAGAACCATTATTAAACAGATGCAAGGAATGTGGATGTTTCTTATCTGCAAAAGTTAAACTTATGAATACTCAATGTCCATTAAACAAATGGGCGTCTCCTATAACTACATGGGGTATAAGATTTCAGATTGAGGCAAATGAAAAATATTAAGTCTTTAATTGTTTTAGGCGGAGGTACAGCTGGATGGATTTCTGCTTTTTATGCAAAAATATTTGCTAACATTCCTAGAGTTTTAGTAATTGAATCTCCTAATGTTCCTATTATAGGAGCAGGAGAAGGCTCTACTGGTCTAATATCATCTATGGTTAGTATGATAGGAGAAGAAAGATTCTTAAAAGATACACAAGGCTCTATTAAATTAGGTATTAAACATAAAGGATGGCGCAAAGATGGAACAGATTATCTAGGACCTATCGATAGTCCTGAAAGATTTTCAGCTAATCACCAAGAAGTATATCCTTGGATGATTGAAAATAAACTACCTATATCCGAAACTCACTTTAATGCAAAGGTTATGAACAAAGATGGATATAGTCCTGTTATACTTGCAGAAAATAAATTATTCTCTCCATTTGGAACTGCTTTTCATTTTGATGGGCACTTAGTTAGTAAAACATTAAAAGATTTCTTAAAGATGTCTGGGGTAGAATACCTACAAGACAATATTAATGATGTAATAGTTACTGATGATGGTATAGAGAGTTTAGTAGGTACTAAAAATTCTTACTACGCAGATTATTTTATAGATGCAACCGGCTTTAATAGTATAATCTATCAAAAAAAATTAGGTGTTAACTGGAAAAGTTATAAAGACGTATTATCTTTAAATGCTGCACTTCCTTTTACTTTAGAAAGTTCTTTAGATAAACTAGAAACTTATACAACTGCTCAATCAATGGATTATGGGTGGATGTGGAAGATTCCTAAACAAAATAATATCGGTTATGGTTATGTTTTTAACAAAGATCTAATTTCGTTTGATAAAGCAAAAGAGGAAGTGGAGTCTTTCTTAAACAAACCAATAGAACCTATTAAACAAATTATATTTGATCCTGGGAGATTAGAAAAGTTTGCCTATAAAAATAGCTTATGCGTTGGGTTAAGCGCAGCTTTCCTTGAGCCGTTAGAAGCAACATCAATACATGCTACTATAATGCAGTTAGAACTTTGGAAATTCTTATTAGAAAAAACTATGTCCGAAGAGACATATAATAATAAAATTTCTGAGATGTACGATGCGTACAGAGACTTTATTATCTTACATTACAAAGGAAATAAAGATAATACTGATTTTTGGAAAATTCAGCAAAATTCTACTACAAATTTAGTTGACGAAATCATTGATTTATGTAATAATGGTAACTTAATGGATTTCAAACATGAATTTTTAGGGCTACCTTTAATTGTTCCTGTTTTATACGGGCTAGGCGTATTAAATAAAACTAATAAGGTAGGTTCTGTTCCTCCTAAGGAATTCTCCCTTCTATGGAAAGGGTTAGAGCCCATGTTACTTAGGAACCAAGAATTATACCTTAGGTTATAGGAGAAAGATATGGCTGTAGTAAGAAATAAAGGAAGAGTTGTTGGAACTTTAATGATAGATCCAGCAGGAACAAATATGGGAATTAATTATGAACCAAAACTTGATCCTCAGTTTTGGTCAGAAAGTCAAAGAAAGTTTTTAAAGGTTTATCCTACTGGAACTAAAATAGAAGACAAAGACATAGACTTATCAGACATCATATTAGAAGATGAATAATATTTGTATTATAGGTGGCGGTACAGCAGGATGGATGGCCGCTGCCTATCTTAAAAGTAGATTTGCAGACTCAGTTAACATAAAAATAATTTATGATCATTCTAATCCTGTGATAGGTGTAGGAGAAAGCACAACTCCTACGTTTATTAACTTTTTAAATATGATTGGAATAGATTATAAAGAATTAATCAAAAATATAAATTCAACTATTAAATTAGGTATAAAGTTTACTAACTGGAATGGAGATAATAAAAGATACTATCATTCCTTTAACTTATTTGAGCAAATTCCTTCTTTTATTGTAGACGCAAATTTAATTGCTGCATACGAAATACTTAACGGTTATGACACTGGTGCTGAAACATATAATTCAGCAAATTGCGATAAGATGCAAATTCCAGTAGATGGTATAAATCCTGCAGGTAGTTTTGCATTACACATCGACGGAACTTTGTTTAGTCAATTTTTAAAAGAAAGATTTGAGGACAAAATAGAAGTTATTGATGATGTTATTCAGGATATCGACGTTGATAATAATAACATTACAAAGATAATATGTAAAAATAACATCATAGAATCTAATTTTTTTATAGATGCTAGTGGATTGCAAAGTTTATGTATGAAGAAATTACAAAATTCATACATTGATAAGTCTGATTATCTATATATGGATTCATCTATACCTGTACAAATACAATATAATGAAGAAATACCTCCTTATACTGAAGCACTTGCTACATCTAATGGTTGGATATGGAAGACTCCTTTATCAAATCGTTTAGGTTTAGGTTATGTATATTCTTCAAAATTTACTTCAGATGAAGATGCTAAAGAAGATTTTAAGAAACATATTTTAGAAACATATAAAGTTAAAATAAAAGACTTTAATCGTATATTAAGGTTTACTCCTGGATATTGGAAAGAACAGTGGAAAGGTAATTGTATTTGCATTGGTCTTTCTTCTGGATTTTTAGAACCACTAGAATCAACAAACATACACATGATAATAAATCAACTTAGATTGTTCTCTGATCTTCTAGATCCAAAAGTGAACCAATGGACTATAAAAAATTATAACAAGTTTATTGTAAACATGTACGAACAGGCATTTGATTTTATAAGATTACATTATAACACAAAGAGAACAGATTCTAATTTTTGGAGAGCTGTTAATAATAATAAGCCAGATTGGCTTACTAACTATGAAGGTAAATGTAAATCAGGTATGATAACATCTTTAGATGTATATAATGATTGGGATAGAAAGATTAGCAATAAAATCTTTGGTTTAACGGCATATACTAGAGTTTCTTATGGATTAGGATTATTCGATCCACAAGCTATTAAAGAATGGCTTGAGCTACATAACTTCTTACTGATAGCTAAAGAATCTTTTGAGAATACTAATAATCTTAAAAGTGAAAATTATTTAAAGTATGTTACGCATAAAGAATTTTTAAACAATACTATCTAAAAATTCAAAAATGGTTTCTATTTTAGCTTTAATAATTTTATTACTAATAGTATTTCTAATACCTTGATGGGTAGGTTTTGGACAACTATTAAGTTCGCACCAAGCCCATCCTTTATGTTCTTTACTAAGGGTTGGAATAAATTCTTCTTTAACAATACAAATATAAGTTTGAAAATTAAAATGTGTATCATCGCTAACAAAAGTTTCTAAAGGAATTGCTTTAATTATATCAGGCATATGACCAATTTCTTCTTCTATTTCTCTACATAAACCTTGCCAGATAGATTCACCGTTCTCAGTTTTGCCGCCCACAAGACCCCAAATGCCTTCTTTCTTTCCACTTGCTTTTTGTAAGACTAAAAATTTTTTAGTGCTTTGACTAAGAAACAAAGCACCACTACCGCGAACTTTTTTAATCATAGAACTAGGCGCCACTGCCCCTCTACGTACTCGCCTTCGAAACTCTTGGTCCAAACGTCACCGTCCCACTTATATTGAACACCTGTTCTTAAGTTAGTTATGTAAGTGACATTAGTTATCGAAGCAGCTTCGAAAATAACATTCCATTGGCTACCGTCCCACTCTATGATGTTATTAGCATCAGTAATAAAATCAGAGAGATCAGCGTTTTTCCAAGCGTCAGGGCCATCGTTGTTCTCATCCTTTCCTATTCTATCTAATAACAAATATCTAATTCCAACAGCAATAGTATTAGGTGGATTATATGTAAGTGGGTCAATGATAGCATCAACATTTCCTCTACCATCAATTATAGTATTTGTAGGATATGTATCTGGATCAAAATTAATAACAGCAATACTTTCGTCGCTAGGATGAATACTCATTACACCAACAACTTCTGTTCCGTCTGCTTTTTTTAAAAATAATCTGCTAATACCCGCTCTAAATCTACCATATTGATCTAAAAGTTTATACCAATTAATAGTTTCTCCATATTTTTCAGGTATATCATCTTCACTTACACTTTCTCCTGGACCTAAAAGACGAGCTTGATTATTAATCACTAATAAACCAAATCTTCCTGGAGTAACATATTGAGTAGATTGAGGATCTCCGAATATGAAGCTAGTGTCTATAGATCCAGTTTCCTCAGTAAATATATTTGCAATTACAGTATGAATAACCCCCATTCTTGTAACTTTTGCAGGAGGAGTTATCCAAATAGGTGTTTCAAATTCTAGTG